AGGGAAGGTGGATTTGTTACAACATATTCTGATGCAATGGACGAACCTAATTTTAAGATTGAAAAAGATTATAGATACTATGGATAGGATTTAATTATGCCAATTAAAGTAACACCAAAAGCTGATGCTCAAAATAAGATGGAAAAAATTGGTAAAGCTAAGGAAAAAACTAAATTAAAACCAATAGGTGCACAACCCGCAAACAAAGTTGAAAAAGTTGAAGGTATGATGACTGGTGGTTATTGCAGAGGCATGGGTGCTGCTATCAGAGGTGGAAATTTTACAGGAGTTAAATAATGCCAATAAGAGTAACACCAATATACGAACCTAAAGTAAAAAGAAAAAAGAGACCTGGTTTGCCTCGTAAACCAACTAGAATAGGAAGAATACCAGAGAGACCAACAATGACCATTGGTATGAGAGAAAGATTAAGAGCAGAATCAAGAAAGCCTGAAAAAAACCAAAATCCTGATGGAAGCGATATACCTAGAAATCTAAAAAGACCACCAGTACCTCCTGAAAAATTAATGAAAGATCCAAGAGACAAACTTGCTGAAGGTAGGGGTATGCTAACAGGTGGCCAAGCTAAATTAGACAAAAACAAAAACGGCAGAATAGATGCTCAAGATTTTAAAATTTTGAAAGCTGAAAAAGCAAAAGGCAGAGGCAAAGGTTTACAAGACGAAAAAATGAAACCAGGTAAAGTTACAAAAGCAGCACTAGGAATATTAGCTGCAGGTTTAAGCGCCAAAAAGAGAATGAAGAATAAAAAAATGGCACCTGTTGCAATGGGTGGTATTGGAGCTGGTTTACTTAAAGCAGAAGCAATTAGAAAAATTTTAGGAAAAGATAAAGGTGGTATGGGTGATGCTACTAAATACAAAAAATATTTAAAAGGTTTAAAAGATGTTAAAGATAAAACGGATTTAAAAAAATCTAAATTCATACAAAGAAGAATGCAATTAGGTGGTGCTAAAGCGTTGCAAGCAGCCAAAGCTACAAGAATAGGAAAGATTGCAGCTGGTGTTGCAGGAGCTGCATTACTAGGTAAAGCAGCATTAGAAAAAATGTACGAGAAAAGAACTGGTAAAAAACCATTAACAAAAAGACCTGCAAAAAAAATGGGCGGTGGCATGATGATGAGACCAAACCCAGTTGGTATGAGATCAGGTAAGTCTGTAAAAGTTAAATGTAAACTTGGTAGAAATAAACCTACTAAAATGTACTAGGAGGGTTCATGGCCCTCAAGGAACTTTTAAAACGGGGAATATCTTCACTTCTCAAAAAGAAAAAAACTGACCCCGTATCAGGAGAGTCTCAGAAATTAATTACCTACTCACCTGAAGCTAAAACTCAAACAGCAAAACAATTAGCAAAACAAGACGCACAGCTTCCTGTCAAAGTGGATCGTAAAATTACTGATGATCTTTTGATGGGTGAAACAAGACAACCTGCTTTTGGTTCATCTACTTATGATTGGGTTATGAGAAAAGGACCAGGTAAATACTCTGCAGATGAATGGATTGATCATTTAACTTCTACAAGAAAAGTAAATTTTAAAGTATTTGGTAAACCCTCTACACGAATAGAAAGAGGACCCAAAAGATTCACTTACGACAAAGGATCTAGGTTTGCTGGAAAAGAAGCTACCATAAATAAGGAAGAACTTTTTGATACTAACCTTGCAACCTTTGATGACTTCGGAAACATTACTGGTGGACTTATAGGTGCAGCTAAAAGATTTGGTTTAAAATTATCTGCACAAGATATTGGTAATATGATCAAAATGAATCCAGTAAACAGATTAAAGCCAGTTGAGTTTGGTGGTGTGTTTACTTCCCCTAAAGTCGATACTATTTTAAAAGGTGTGGCAAGTCAAATTGATGATCTAGCAAAAACTAATCAACAGATACCAGTGTTCCAAGAATTAAAAACAATGTTAGGTGGCTTGAGTAGAGCAATAAAGTCAGGAGATCAAAATAGTATTGCAAAAAATTATGCTAACTTAAGAGCAGGTTTGTCAGACTTAAAAAAATCAACAGCAATTACATCAAACACTAGAGTTCAAATAAATGGAATGTTAGGAGGTATAGATGAATTGGTAAGAATATCTAAAGGTGGTGGTAATGTAAAACCTGTTAAATATCAAAACGAAACTAGCTATACCTTTCAAGGTGGTAACAATTACAGAGAAACGGTTTTCGTTCTTGACGAACCTATAATTGGTAACAGCAGAGCCATGAAAAACATGGGTCATTACGAAGGATTAAACAATAATTTATTTCATGTAAGGTATGATACAAGAATTACACCTGATGGCAAAAAAGCTATGGTCATCCATGAAATACAATCCGATGCTAACCAAAGTATTGCTAAACAACTTTCTGCTAAGGAAGCTTTTAAAGGAGAAAGAAGAATTAATCCTTTTCAAAAAGACATTGAATTAGATCTACTTGTAAATTCTAGAACGAAACTATTACGAGATATGGACGATGCCATAGCTAAAAATCAATTTAATAAATCTAGAGCCATATCTGATGATTTAAAAAATATAAATAAACAAATAAGTAATACATTTAGAAAAGGAACCGATTATGGCACAATAAATAAATTTGATTATTTTCCTTTGTTAGATGCTGATGCTTATGGAGATTATGCACTTAAATTTTTGATGAATAAAGCAGCTAAAGAAAAGTTTGATTATGTTGCGGTTATGCCATTTAATAAATTACATTTTAGGCAAGGTTATAAAGCAGGAAATGAAAGATTCTATGGTTATGCAAATGGTAAAGGTATAGATAAAAAAGGCCAAGCTGTGATGCCTCAACTAATGAAGAAAGCTGCAAAGTTCAATGATTCAAAAGCAGGCACTGTAAAACTATCCTTATCTGATCCCAAGAAACCCTATAAAGAAGTTAGAAAAGATAATTTTAAATATCCTGATGCAAAAGGTGGTAAAAATATTATTAGTGAGTATCATGAAACTGCATCTAATGCTCCTATGAAAGGATATAAACTTATACAAGAAAATGATCCAAGGTTGTATTTTGATGCTTTTGCTATTGAAGTTAAACCTAATATGGCGTACACACAGAAGCTTTATAAGTCTGAAGGTGGCTTAGTAGTGGATATCTTTAAAACCTTATGATAAATTAAACTATGGCTGTAGAAAAGGGAATTACCGAAAACATCGAAGAAGAAACTAAAGTTGAAGAGATTCAGGAACAACCTGAAGGTCTACCACCTGATGTTCAAATTGAAGGAGAAGAGACTGTAGAAGAAACAGTTAATGACGATTTTAATGCAAACTTAGCTGAGGATATGGATGAAAGAACTCTTAAACGATTAGGTATGGAGTTAATTTCTGAATACAAAAAAGACAAAGAATCTAGAAAAGAATGGGAAGATGGTTATACAAAAGGTTTAGATCTTTTGGGGGTTAAGTACAACGAACAAACAAGACCATTCAAAGGAGCTTCAGGTGTCACCCATCCGTTGTTAAGTGAAAGTGCTACGACTTTCCAAGCCTCAGCATACAAAGAATTATTACCAAGTGATGGTCCAGTTAGAACACAAGTTCTAGGTATCCGTACACCGAACACCGAACAACAAGCTGATCGAGTCAAAGAATATATGAATTATCTTCTTATGGAGAAGATGGAAGACTACACAACTGACATGGATCAAATGTTATATTATTTACCGCTATCAGGATCTACATTTAAAAAAATTTACTATGATGAATTTTTACAAAGGCCTGTTTCTAAATTTGTTCCAGCAGAAGATTTAGTTGTCCCCTACTATGCATCAGATTTAAAAGATGCAGGAAGAATAACTCATGTCATCAAGATGAGCGAAAACGATGTAAACAAGAAAATGGCTGCAGAGTTTTACAGAGACATAGATCTTCCTAAACCAAGATCGGAAACATCTGATCTAGAACAGAAGATTGATGAACTAGATGGTGTTAAGCCAGGGTTTACAGATTACATTCATACTATTTTAGAAATGCATGTTGATTTAAATTTAGATGACTATGAAAATTTTGACAACAGAACAAAAAAAGCAATTAAGATACCGTACATAGTAACTATAGATGAGAGTTCAGGAGAAGTTTTATCTATTTACAGAAACTATAGAGTAGATGATCCTAACTACACAAGAATAGAATACTTTGTACATTACAAATTCTTACCAGGATTAGGTTTTTATGGTTTTGGTTTGATACACACAATAGGTGGTCTATCAAGAGCTGCTACTGTTGCTCTAAGACAATTGATTGATGCAGGAACTTTAAAGAATTTACCAGCAGGATTTAAGTCTAGAGGTATCAGAGTTAGAGATGACGACCAACCAATACAACCTGGAGAGTTTAGAGATGTAGATGCACCAGGTGGAAACATACGAGATCAATTTTTTAATTTACCTTTTTCAGAACCAAGCACAACTTTATTCAATCTTTTAGGTTTTGTAGTGCAAGCGGGTCAAAAATTTGCTGCGATAACCGATACCGCAGTAGGTAATGACACGCAAAACAGGGCTGTGGGCACAACTATCGCTTTATTAGAACGAGGTTCTAGAGTGATGAGTGGTGTTCATAAGCGTTGTTACTATGCAATGCGTATGGAATTTAAAATTTTGGCAAGAATTTGCTCAGAATATTTACCACCTGAGTATCCATACGATGTTTATGGTGGTCCAAGACAAATTAAAGCTGCAGATTTTGACCAAAGAATAGATGTTTTACCTGTTGCTGATCCAAATATCATGTCTATGGCACAAAGAGTTACTTTAGCACAGACACAATTGCAAATTGCGAGTTCAAATCCACAATTACACAATATTCATGAGGCGTATAGAAGAGTTTATGAAGCTTTGGGGACAAAACAAATAGAAACTTTGTTAAAACCACCTCAAAAACAACCTGAACCAATGGATCCTGCAAAAGAAAACGCAAGAGCTTTACAAATGAAGCTCTTAACTGCGTTTGAATTCCAAGATCATGACGCACATATAGCTGCACACACTGCTTTTATGGAATCTAGAATGGTTCAAATCAATCCACAAGTTTACGCTTTGTTGCAATCTCATGTTTCTGATCATATTTCTTTCAAAGCAAGAAAAGAAGTAAGAGAACAGTTTGCACAAGATCCTAATTTAGTTGCTTTACAACAAAATGATCCACAATCTTTTCAAATAGCGTTTGATAATTCAGTTGCAACTGCTGTTGCAGAGATAACAACAGAATTAGTTAAAGGAGAAATGGAAGCAAATAGAGCAAAAGCAGACCCACTCGTAAGAATTAAACAACAAGAAGTTGATTTGAGAGCTATGGACTTACAAAGAAAGGCCGATGAAACACAGTTTAGACAAGAGATGGAAAATCAAAGACAAGCTAACAAATTAAATTTAGAATATGATAGATTAGCTCAACAAGATGAGCAGTCTGATAAGAGATTAGACATTGCAGAAAGGAAATTAGAGAAATAATGAAGAATCAATATAGAAAAATGTTCTTGGGTGGCTTGCTAACAAAGGGAATTAAAGCTGGATACAAAGAATTTAGAAAAAGTGGTGGAAGATCTTCAAGAGAAATCATGAAAATTGAAAAAGTAGATAGGAAAACTGCTAAAAGCGATGTCAAATCAGCAATTAGAAATGAACTTAAAAGTAAATTGAAAGATATCAAAGATAAATTAAAAAAAAGATTAACAATAAGTGATATTAATAAGTTAAAATAATGAATTCTTATGGCAAGAACAGCAAGAGAAAAAAGAAAAGGTCTTAGTGGTGGAAAAAAATCTGGACCACCACCAAAAAGAGGACCAAACCCGCAAGGTATTAAAGTTTCCAATAAAAGAAAAACAAGAGTCTAATCAAGAAGCTTATTTTGCTGGAATCATTGACGGTGAAGGGTACATTTCTTACGAAAAAACTAAAAAAAATTATTCTATACCCTCTGTATCTGTTGAAATGACAGATAAAGATGTAATTGATAGAATATATAAATTTTTTAACACTGGATCTGTTGTTTATATAAAACCGAGACAAAAACATCATCTAGATAGCTGGAGATGGCGAGCTAGAGGCAAATCTGCAGTGAATATTTACTTCAAAATATATAATTATCTAAGTGCGAGAAGAAAAGGTAAGATAGATGAGGTATTGAAAAAATACTGTGAAGATGCTAACGGTAGAGAGAAGTATAAAAAATTAGAAAGGGTATTAAATGGCGTGGTTTAGTTTAGCAAAAATAGCTTTACAAGCAGGAAGTAAAATTTACGCGAATAAGCAAAAGACTAAGATGGCAATGTCTGATGCCCAGCTCATGCATGCAGAAAAAATGGCCCGTGGTGAAGAAGCTTACCAGGGTAAACTACTTGAAGCTAGGCAAAACGACTATAAGGACGAATTTGTTCTCGTGATTATATCGGCCCCCATCATTGTGTTAATGTGGGCAGTGATGTCAGACGACCCAACTGCGATGGAGAAGGTGAAATTGTTTTTTGAGTATTTTCAGGACCTTCCGAAATGGTTCACTAATTTGTGGATCCTTGTAGTGGCGAGTATTTTTGGTATAAAGGGTACACAAATCTTCCGTGGTGGTAAAAAATAAATAAATGTCACCTGACATAGAATATCCCAACATAAAAATTTGGGATAATAGAATTGATGATGAATTTATCTTTGAAAAAGATAAAGAATCTGATTATTACTCGTGGCAGTATAATAATATGGCCAACACAAATTCTTTTCCTAATAATAGAAAAGGAACTCATTTGTTTTGGAGTGTTACTACTTTTCCAAATAAAAAAATATTCGATCAATACACTAGTCTAGCTCAATTTATTTCTACACATTTGATTAAAAAAGATTTTCAAATAAACAGTGTTTTTATAAATGGCCAATTTATTGGTCAAGACGGAACTTCTCATCAAGATATGAAAGAAGGCCTTACAGGTCAAAAAACTCTCATGGTTTATCTTAACAATCGATGGCAAAAAGAATGGGGAGGTGAATTTCAAGTGTTAAAAGAAAAATCTAACGATTCAGAAGTTATACATTCTATCGAATATAAACCAGGAAGAATAATATATTTTGATAGTAGTTTGCATCACAGAGGTTTAGCTCCAAAAATAGCTGGTGTTTTTCGTAAATCTTTAGTATACCGAATTCAAGTATGATAGAAGGTGATTCAGAGGAATACGATTTATTTGAAAAATGGACAAAAGATTTTGATTGCCAAGGATATTATTCATGTGAGATTGGAATAAGAAAAGGCAAGAGTTCAAAGATTGCCATGGACAATCTTAAAAATAATTTCTTACATATTGGCGTAGATCCTTATGGTGATAGGGAATACGAACATTTTGATGCTGACAGTGGAATAAAACATAAAGATGGTATTTCACCTACATACCCAAATAGTATGAGAGATGAAATGTTGAAAGATTTTAAACCATATTTGGATTCAGGTAAGTTTTGTTTTCATAATATTACTGATACTGATTTTATGAAACATCGTGCTTATGACAACTCTAAATTTGCTTTTGTTATGCTTGATGGACCCCACACTACCAGAGATGTTTTGACAGAAGCTATATGGTTTGCTAATAAATCTGCACCTATATGCAGAATTGTTTTTGATGATTGGATTACCTATAAGATGGACTTAATAAAAAATGTCATGAAAGAATTTAAATTCGAAATTAAAGAAACAGGTAATTTAAAAGTATTAATGGAGAAAAATGGCGATTGATACAACATCTAACGATATCATAAAAAATCTTATACATAGACGAAAAGAGAGATTGAAAGAAACTTTAGTCAGAGATGTTGACAACACTAATGACCTTCACTATATTAGAGGACAAATCAAGTCACTTGATGACTTGCAACAAGACATAATAGACTTGTTAAAAAAACAGGAGCAATAAAAATGACAGAGTCCACGGAGCAACCGAAACGGACTGAGACATTGAAAAAAGCTTACAAAGAAGAAGCTGAAGTCAAAAAAGTCTTAGACGAAAAGTCAATCGACAAATCATTATTAGATAGATTACCTACGCCTACGGGATATAGAATGTTAATTCTTCCGTATTCAGGTCCTACAAAGACTAAAGGTGGTTTATATCTTAGTGAACAAACCCAAGAAACAATTCAGTTAACAACTGTTGTTGGCCTTGTGCTTAAACAAGGAAATCTTTGTTATAGAGACAAAGAAAAATTTCCTTTAGGCAAATGGTGTAACGAAAAAGATTGGGTTATCTTCGGAAGATACGCAGGCTCTCGATTCAAAATAGACGGGGGAGAAGTGCGGATCTTAAACGATGATGAAATCATCGCTACCATATCTAATCCTGCCGATATTTTGCACCATTACTAGGAGGGTAAAATGGCAGAAGAAAACAAACCTCAACAAGAGGTTGATATCGACACTGATGGTGTTAATGAGGAAATCATCAATGTTGATAAACCAATAGAACCTGATGAAGCGTTTTCGAAAAAAGAAGATGTTGATTTAGGATACACAAATCCAATACAAGAAACAAAAGTTGAAGCTGAACCTGAAGAAAAAAAGGAAGAGCCAAAGACTGAAGTTGAAGTAGAGGAAAAGAAAGTTGAAACTAAACCTGATAATTTAAAAGATAAACAATCTAATTATCAAAAAAGAATCAACGAATTAGTTTTTCAAGCTAAAGAAGCAGAGAGAAGAGAAAAAGCTGCTTTGAATTATGCTAAAGGACTAAAAAAGAAATATCAGAGCGTTGAAACAAAACTTGACGAAACTGATAATAATTACCTTAAAGAAATCCAAGCAAGAGTAACTTCAGAACAAGATACATTAAAAAAATCTTTGAAAGAAGCACTTGATGCACAAGATTCCGAAAAGGTAGCTGAGATAAACTCTCAAATGACTAAATTAGCTGTCGAAAACGAAAAAGTTAATTTAACATTGCAAGAGAGAGAAGCTAAGAAAAAACAAGCTGAGGAAAACAAAGACTCACCACAAGAAGAGCAAATACCTAACGAACAACAAGTGCAAATAAGTCAAAAAGCTCAGCAATGGGCTTCTCAAAATGAATGGTTTGGCACAGACAGAGTTATGACTGGAGCTGCAATGTCTATTCATGAAGAGCTTATAGGGCAGGGTATTGAATCAGAGAGTGATGAGTATTATAATAACATTAACAAACGAATGAAGGAGTATTTCCCTCAAAAGTTTGCCCAGGATTCGACTGATAAAGAACCTGTAGCTACAAAGCAACCCGTCCAAAATGTAGCTGGGGTAAGTCGAAGACAAGGAGGACGCAAGTCTGTGAAACTCACCAAGTCACAGGTAGTAATCGCTAAGAAATTAGGGGTGCCACTAGAGGAATACGCAAAATTCGTGAAGGGAGGAAACTAATGGAAAAGATAAGAACTTCACGCGAGTCATCGACTAGATCTAAGGAAGTT